GAAAGACCTGCTCAGAACCCTCTTCCTGCTTGGCGAGGCCGAGCAGGACCCGGATGCTTCTGATATGGCCGAGGCGGTGGTGCAGCTCGGAGTTGCGTCGCCCCAGCCGGAGCCCGAACCTGCCGAGCCGGAGCCGGTTGTGCCTAAGGCTGAGCCGGTCGCACCCAAGCCCGTTGAGCAGAAGGCCAATGCGGTGCGCTCATGGGCTGCGTGGATGCGCGACAACCTGGGCACGCTGCCCCTCGCGGAGCAGAAGCGTCTTGTACAGGAGGGATTGGCTGCCATCCATGCCATTGGGCAGCTGCCGTCAAGCCTGCCCCCGGAGAAGCTGGCGGCGCTGCAAGACGCGATCCTTGCCATGCTGCGCCCTGACGTAGACGACGATTTGCAGGAGGAAGACAATGGGGACATCGAGTTTTGAGGCCGTGATGAACGCCTATCCGCTTGCCCCTGGCTCCGAGTGGATGGTGACGGACGTTCAGGGAGAGACGATTTTGATGGGGACCGAGGCGGTGCGCACTCCGGCCCTCATTGAGGTTCCTCGCGTGAACCAGATGGGGGAGCAGTTCATCGTGCCCTACTTGCTGGAGGAAGACATAACGCAGGAGTTTGAGGACACGGGAACCTGGTCCCTCTACCGCTTCCGGCCCCCGTTCAAGTGGCTGCGGCTCCAGGATGATGGTTCCTTTCTGGTGGGGATCGCCGAAGAGCGCCTCGGGTTCTGGCCTGAGATCGCTGAGCCTCTGCTGGGCGGCGTGCCCACCGAGGAAGAGACGTTGAAGGTGCCCGTTCACTCGCGTGCGAAGCACTCGGTGCGTCCCGTTCCGATCAGGGTGAATGACGCGCTGGAGACGACCATCGGGCAGCGTGAAGCTACCTGGATCGTCTGGGAGCCTGCGTGGGAGAGCGAGCCTCGTCAGGACCGACCGACTCCCAGGAGGAAGGCATGATACCGTTGTGGATGCCCACCGGCATTGAGCCGCGCCTGACGACCATCGCGGGGATCGTGCGAGGCGGCGTGATGGGCAACCCGCTCCACGCCCCCGTGTACGAGAAGACTGTGAAGCGGTGGATAGCCCGGACGGAACTAGCTCCTCTGATGGAGAACCCTGCGGGGGTCCAGTGGTGGGATGTAGGGCTCATCCTGCAAACCCTCATGCAGGACGAGCAGGCTCAACAGCGCTTCAAGGTGGACCCTGACTTTCTTGCGCTTGCGGCTGAGCACATCACTCTGTGGCCCGAGGCCTGGACCCCGGCCACCGTGCCGCTGCCCTGGTCACTCTCGCAGGAGATGGGCTTCTCTCACGAAGAGCTGACGTGGCTTGTGACGAGCGCCACCATTCGGGGAGAGCTGCCCAACTACGGGCTAGCGGTTTCGTCCGGCGCAGCAGCGTGGTGCATGGAGCAGATCAGAACCGTTCTGACAAAGCGCGGAAAGAAAGGAGAGGACCGATGATCCCGCACCTGGATTGGGAGCAGATCGCGCTTAGCGAGGGCGCAGTACTTGTCGCCTTGGCCGCCTATCGAGCGGGGCGCGTCGTTGAGCGCGAGCGGCGTAGCCGGGTGAGGATGGAGGACTCATGACGCTGCGAGCACGCATCGCCAGCCTGGGTGGGATGGCAGTCGCTGGGATAGTAGGGGGAGCCGTCGTGAGTGCGGCGGCCCCCCCTGTGCATATGCCAGTTCCGATTGCCACTGTAGCGGCACGGGCGTCGGTATCTCACGTAGCCGTTCCCCCGTTGCCCACCCATCTCGATCCGGCGCAGCCCCCGGCTGCGCCGCCCTCTTCGCCCCCGCCGTCGCCCATGCAACAGATCGAAGGCATTCTTGACACTATGTCGGTTGAGTTCAACATTGACCATTGCCTCATCTGGGCCATTGCGTGGCACGAGTCACGCTGGAACCCGCAGGCCGTGGGAGACAACGGAACGTCGTTCGGGCTTTTCCAGCTCCACATGGGCGGCGAGCTGGGCAACTTGACCCCCGAGGAGGTCATGGCCGAGCCCGCCCTGAACGCCTTTATCGCGGTATCCCGGCTAGCTGCCGCGATCCAGGCCAACCCGGGGATCAGCCCGGGGTGGGCAGCGGCCCTTGCTCAGCGCCCCACTGATCCGGCTCTTTATGCGGCCCGTGTGACCTACTGGTGGTCGGCATGTCACAACGGGTGGAACCCGGCAGCTTCGTGAAATGGAAGACAGGGTGTAGTATTGCAGGTATATCAAACTGGGACATACGGAGGTGCATCATGAGGGGTAAGCCATCCCGGTCCATGGCGATTGTGGAGAAGGAGTACGGCGAGCTTCTCCACGAGCTTGATGAGGTGATGAGCCAGATTGTGCTAGCCGAGGAAAGGGTGAGCGAGCTGCGCAACGAGCGGAGCAAGGTCTTGGCTCGTCTTTACGAAGCCGGTGCCACGCGCATGGAGGTCGCGCAGTGGCTTGGTGTTCAAAACAGCACGCAGTGGCTCACCGTCCGGTGAGCCATGCCCACGCAGCGGCGCTCCACCGAGGAGTGGTTAGCCCGGTTCGCGGAGTGGGTTGCGGAGACGGACCCACCTCGTGTGGCCCAGGTTGGTCTAGTGATGGGCGAGATCAAGCGCATGGCGCAGGTATACAGCCTGAGTTCCCTACGAGCCGTGCAGCTACAGGCGTGGCTTTTGCACCGCATGGCAGAGGGGGCGAACCCCGAGCACGTCATGCGATGCCTGAAGGCGTGGGACGCCTTCAGGTTGGATACGGGCCACGCCAAGCGCGCCCTCACTGCCAACCTGGTCATTCCCCGTGCGCCGCAATCCGAGACGGCCAGCACCCGTGACGTGATGCGCCTGCTGGACTGCCCGATCACTAGTCGGCTGGACCAGTGGTTCCGCTTCGTCACCTACTTGTCTGCCTACCATCGTGTGCCGTATTCCTCCGCAGCCCGCATGGAGGTGGGGGATGTGGACCTTCAGGCAGGCGTGATGCTCCTGCGGGATCATCACGGCACCGTGATCGAGCTGGATGTTCCCCTGAGCCCCCAGGCCCAGTTGTTCTACCTTGAGCTGCGCGTAGACCCCAAGGCTCAGGGGTTGGTCGAGGATCAAGTGCGTCAAGCCAACGGCTTGACGCCCGACCTGTCTTTGGAGCACCGCCGTGAGGCGTACCGGCGCTGGATCAGAAAAGTGAGTGGCAACCCCACCTTGACCCCCACCCATATCGTCCGCTGGGGGGAGTGGAGATTGGTAGCGGTCTTGGCTGCGCAGGATGCTCGGTTGCTCCGGGATTCCGATGCCGCGAAGTTCCGCAGGCGCTTGTGGAGCCGCCGTTCCCCGGCGGCTGTCGCAGCAATGCTCCGACTCGCGGAGCACTAGTGGCGTTGCTAGACTGGGCGCGTATGCAGCGCGGCCAGCCCCCGAAGCGCAAGCAACCCTTGCGCCGCAAGAAGCCCATCAAGCGGATGTCGAACGCCAAGCGCGAGGAATGGATGCTTCGCAAGCGCGAGGAGGTCATGCGCGAGGTGTACCGGCGAGACAGGGGCTGTATCTGGCTCAAAGTGGGAGGCGACCCGACGATCAAGTGCTGGGGCGGCCTGGACGTCCATGAGCCCCTGCCTCGATCTCGTGGGGGTGATCCCCTTGACCCTGCTCAGTGCGTCTTGCTTTGCCGTGGGCACCACCGCTGGGTGCATGACCACCCCGCAGCGGGCAAGGCGTTAGGGCTGCTCTACGCTGGTTACCAGTGGCCCGTAGGCCAGATGCCCGACGGTCGCTAGAGCGGGGCCACCAGGCGCACGGCGAAGAAGTTGCTGTAGCCGGAGCTAGTGTAGGGGATTGCCGCAGCGTTTGATGCACCACCGGGTATGTCAACTAAGTTGATGTACACACTAAGCGATAGCTGTGTTCCAGCTTCACATGGTAAATACCCTGTTAGTATTCCTGTTGGGTATGTCATCATGAAACTTCCGCTAGGGGTTGTGGGATTTTCATTCCAATAGTTAGTATTTTGCAGCACCTGAGTGCCATTACTCAAGACGCTCAATGCGTAGTTGCCTGCGCCTTGTGGTTGGCTGCCATTGAGTTGGAAAGTCAACTGAGCTTCCACCACGTACAACCCTGCTACTCCGACGGTGAAGGTTCCGCTGGATTGCGTAAAGCTGATGTTGCCATACGTCGTAAAGTTGGTCCATGTGGTGACGGGAGTACTAGTAGTATTGCTGAACACCTGCGTTTGTGATGCTCCCGCAGGGAAGTAGGCGTACCCTACCGTAGGAGGGTTGTATTCCGCAGGCCAGGGGTGAACGTTGATGGTGTACGTGGTCACGATGCCGTTGATGTTGATGTAGAGCGTGTACTGCCCTGGCTGGGCAAAGAACGTGAGGTTGCCGTAGCTGTCCGTCGAGACGGGGTTGGGAACCGTCGTGGTGGAGTTGTAGGCCTGGTAGAGCGTGGCAAGGGTGCCGGACGAGCCGACCGTTGTGCCCAGGTAGACGGCGACGGGCTGGTTGGCAACCGGCTGCCCGGCGGCGTCCAGGATCGCCGTAGGCCCGTACTGGCCGTTGTAAATGAACGCCATCAGAGTATCCCTTCCCAAGCGGTGCCCGTGTAGACGTAGATGCGCTGGTTGGCGGTCGTCGGTGTGTCGGTGCGCAAGTAGTAATCGCCGGGCTGAGCAGGTATCTCGGCGGGAGGCGCACCAGCGCCTCCCCAGAGGCGGTTAGGCCCCTGCATGAACATGTTGTTGGCATACCCACAGAGAGGCAAGAAGTAAGGATTAGGGGTACCTGCGAGCTTCCCAAGAACGACTCGATCCGATGCTGACCACTCTCGGCCTCGATAGATCAGCACCCCATCCCCGACGACAGGGTGGTACGAAGCTAGGTAGGGGAGTGTCACCTGATAGGCCGGGTCGTTGTAGTGCTGCGTGCCATCCAGGTAGACCGTCACGGTAGGGGGCGGCCCTGGGTTGACCGACTCCACGATCCCCCATTGAAACTCGCTGTCCGCATAGTAGCCCAAAGGGTTGCGGTTCAGCCGGGCCATGCGCTCGGCGTGGAGCTGGGCAGCATGGCGGCTGACGGGATCAGGCACTTGACGTGTAGCCATGACTTGCTCCTATTCCTGGGCCGTGATGGGGACGATCCAGCCCTCGCCGGTACCGATGCTGATACCCGAGCCTGCTGTACTGATCGAGATGCTCACTTGGCCGCTGCCGTTGAAGCAAACGGGGGCGTTGGCATAGAGAGGCCATTGGACCCCTCCGACAATGTTGCCGGTGTAGTGGGAACCCCCTCCGATGCCGTACCCGTCTACGCCGGGGCCATACACAAACGCGGAGACTTCCGTGAACGTAGACCCGCTTGTAGTCTCCCACAAGCACTGAATCCCTACGAAGTACCACCCGGCATAGTTGACAGTTCCTGTAATCACGTTGTCTGCGGTTCCCCCGCTGGGAATGTTGATCCCTGAAACGCCTACGTTGATGACGTACCCAAGACTGTTGACGACCGAGTTGAGCTGGTTCTGGAGCGAAATGACGTTCCCGTTCGTGGTGTTGAGCTGGCTTTGCAAGGATGTGATGTTGTTCACGTCCACAGCCTGCTGGTTGAGGATGTTCTGGATGTCCTCGTACCAGGGGTTGACGGTAGTGTTGTAGCTCGTCACCACTCCACCCACCGTGAAGCTCAGGGTGTAGTATCCCGGGGCGGCGAAGAAAAACATGTTGCCGTATTGATCGGTGGTCACGGGGTTGGGGGCCGTGTTCGCCATCGTCTCGTCCGTGTACAGCGTTGCGGTGGTGGTGGTCCCCTGGACGTAGACCGTGACGGGGGTGTTGGTCACGGGCAGACCCTGGTTGTTGAGGATGGTCGCCGGTCCCCAGAGTCCTGCGTACTGGAACGATGCCATGATGTCCTCTCCTAGGCGGGTGGCGCACCCGGCGGGGTGGCGGGGGGGTTGTTGGAGATCACTCGTCCGGTCATGAGCGTGGTGTCCGCGTAGCTGATCCCGTGAGTAATGGTATCCACGACTACGCGGGCGTTGTACAGCCCCACCCTTGGGCGAGTGACCGTGATTACGTCGTCGATGTCGAAGATAGGGTTCGGGGGGACTTGGAGCGTGACGGTCCAGGCCGACGAGAGAGCTACCTGGAGCATGGTGTTCGCCATCTGCTGTGCCCCTGCTGCCGTGACCAGGTTGCTCGATACGAAGTTGGGCACGTTCCCCAGGCCGCCCTTGATGTAGGTGGGGGACGAAGGGTTGGTATCCGCTGCCTGAGCTAGGAGCGGCTGACCTTGTGCAACCCCGTTCGGGTTGTACTGGGGGGCGTTGGCTGTTCCGGTCCCCTGGATCACGATATCGTTGTAGATGGACTGGCGAGTCATGGTCACTTGGACCTCGACGGGGATCGAGTAAGGGGAGCCGAACAGGGACTTCGCCCCCACTCCTGGGTAGCCGTAGACCGTCGTGGTATCGTCGGTGTAGTTCCAGGTCACGGGCTGGGTGAAGGGATCAGGCACCGGCTTGCCCACGACTACGCCGTGGGCATCAAAGTACAGCTCGTAGCCCACGGCATTGGCAAGCGACAGGACCGCTTGCCACGGATCAGAACCTTGGTTGAATGTGGCCGGGGGAACCGTGGCGTTGGTGGGAACGATGTTGTAGGCAAGCGGAGCTACGCCTTCCTGCTGGCTCCACACAAAGTTGAGCAACGCTTGTATCTCGTCGGCAAACAGGCCGCTCGGTGTAGCAGGGACGGAGTAGGGAGCAAGGAAGGCCCGCTGAGAGATGGTGTAGGAGCGGTCGGCCAGGTTCGTGGTCACCACACAGTCAATGATCGTGTCGTCCACCGCCGTCTCGGTAATGGTGAACAGCCCCAGGGGAACCCATTGGGTAGGAGTTGCATACGTGGCCCCTGGAACCTGGCTGGACGCGATGCCGTACTCAATGTACAGCTCGGTACCGAAGGGGTTCAGCGGCGAGTTGGGGGCCACCGGCATGAGAGGGGGGGGTGGGATGTCGGGCGTAACTTCAATGGTGAACTGGCCGGTCCTGCGCTGGGCTGAGTTGCGCGAGACCGTGAACGAGCCGGTTGAAGCTGAGGTGGTGTAATACTTGCCAGTCGGTGCGCCGTTCTTGTAGAGCTGGAAGCGCACCTGTACCAGCGTCGCGCCGAAGCGCAGCGCGTCAATGAATGCTGAGTTGGGTGAGAGGACGGGCATCAGACTTGTGGCCTCTGTTGTGCGACTGCTGTGACTTGGATCGTGCGGTGGGGCTGGCTCGCCGTGGAGGGCAACAGGTTCGTGTTCTTCGTCTGGTTGCCGACCCCGGTGGACATGCCTCCGGTCTGGGGACCGAACCGGAAGTAGCCCGAGTCAAGCACTCCCCACGGGCTGGAGACGAAGATGATCCGCTGGGACTTGGTGAGGGCGTCCAGGGCCTGGTACGTCTCCACGTGAAACGTCTCGAACGTGGCCTGAAAGTCCTGGTGCATGACGACGTTCGCGACCATGTTCATGGTCGGCTGGCCTGTGACGATGTGGGCTTGGCTTTGCTCCGTGTTGACCGGCTGCCATTGGGTGGGCTGGGCTGCGACGGCAGAGGGAGGGTTGGTGGGGTCGATCTCCCACCACTCGGTTGTCGTGAAAATCACGGCGTTGGACGTGTCGGGCAACGACATGAGGTACATACTTGGGCTTGGGCCGTAGATGGTGTAGCCCGTGTAGGTGTAGGTCACGGTAGGAACGCACTCGTAGTCGTAGATCGTAACGGATTGCGAAGTGGTAGGTAGGGGGAGAGGGTTGGCGTAGCTTGCGCCTCGGACGGCCAAGCCGTCCGACCGGATGATGTAGGCACTCGTGACCCACCGGAACCCGCCTGCCCCCGGCCCCACCTGCCCCGATGTTATGGCTTGCTGTTGAGCTTGGGAAATCCAAGAGAATATCCCCATCTTCTGCATGGTGTGCTGTTCGTTGGGGTTGACGGCGAAGATGTCAAGAGTGATGGTCACTTGGCTCATCTGCCCCGGAGGGCAGGTGAAGACCACAATGGGCTCAGCGTTGGGCTCCACAGCCACCCCAGAAAAGTAGTCCACTCCGTTGACCGAAGCGACAAGCTGGCAGTTCCGGCTTATCAGCGGGTCAACTGAGTTGACCAGCGCTTGGGCAAAGTAGGTGCCTGGAGGGAGCGTGTAAGCCCCCGACGTGACGCTCACCGTCAGCTCGGCTGAACCACCTTGACCGAGAACCTGATTGCCAAGTACCCCTTGACCTAGGACTCCAAGCTGAGACGTTGCCATGGGCTATCCCCAGAGGTATGCGTAGGTAGCAGTGCCGAGAGAGGCGTTGGTGGCGGTTGCTGTCCAGGTGCCGGTTGCGGGCACGATGAACGACAAGGTTTCCTCAACCCCGCTCACGGTCCCTGCTGGCTGTGACCATGTGCCGATAGTCGTGCTGGTTGAGCCGACTGCGATGGCTACCGTAACCGTAGCTGCGGCTGTACTGGTCGGGGAGTAGGTCACGGGCAGGTAGACGATCACGGACCCGCTGGTGGAGTTTGGGGTTGCCGACCCCGAAGTGGGCGTGACCGACCCCGTGACGATGGGGGCCCCCGACGAGTCGCTGACCCACGCGAAGCTTGCGGGTAACGCCGTCCCCGAGATCACGTTGTTGGCATGAACTTGAACCAAACTGGGTACTGCGGATGTGCTGGTGAGCTGTACCAGGCCCTTGACGTTCGTATTGCCATTCACGTTGATGGTGTTGCCTGCGATGGAGCAGCGAGGGTTGATGCCTGGGATGGCAACGAAGTAGGGGACGTTTTGGTTGGAGGTTGAGTAGAAGTAGCATCCCGAGATGGTCGGGGAGCCGATGCCCTGGATGTAGACCGTGTTTGAGGTGTCGAAGTAGCAGTTGGTAAACACCACGTCTGCTACCTGGTTGCCTCCCACCACGTGGGAGGCGGCAGCGTTCTCAACGAAGTGGCAGTTTGTGAAGAGGAACCCGCCTCCACCTTGGTTCGACGGGTAGCCTAGGTACACGTTTGCCGTAGCCGAGTTGCGTACCAGGCAGTTGAACACGTATCCGTCCGTTGCACCCGTTCCCCCGATGTTGATGGCAACCCCGTTCTGGTTGAAGTCGCAGGTGAGGATGTGGGTGGACACAACGCCCTGGTAGTTCCCGACCGTGGATGCACCCTTTAGCCCGTTAGCAGCGCAGTTGAGGAACACGCATTGCTCTACGTACACCTCAGCAGTGTCCTGGATGAGCAGCCCTGTCACTCCCGCCACGCGTGACCCGGACGGGTTCAAGCCCGAGAAGCCAAGGCCGATGATCCGCGATCCGTGGGGGTTGTTCGGCTGGGCGGTTCCGCTCCCGGACTGACCGACGGTGAACAGCGCAGCACCCGTAGTAGGGAAGTTGGCGTTGGGAGCTAGGTAGCCGCCCCCTGAGAACGAAGCCGTCGCGGTCACTCGGTCGTAGACCGCAGTCCCCAGGATGTGGACGTTTTGGAGCAGCGTCACGGTGTTGGCGATCCACGTCGGTCCCGTGATGGTAAGAATGCCCCCCCCGATGCTGTTCAGGTAGGCGATGGCGTGGTTGAGTGCTCCCGAGTTATCAACGGCAGAGTTGCCGTACTGGGCACCGAAGGCTTGGGCATCCACGACGGGCAACTGGTGCCCTGCAAGCCACTGGTTGACGAACACTCGTTTGTCAATGATGTTCGCGGACGCGATGGACGTGGCATTGGCAGGCACGTAGATTTCCGCAAGCGCTACGTTCCCTGCTGGGAGAGCAGGCTTGACCGGGGGTGCGCCGCTGGACGAAGTAGTCCAGTTGGCCGTCCCCGAAGGTACTCCCTGGATGTAGTCAATGGTCCCCCCTGGGGTGACTGCGATGAGGTCCCGGCGATCCGAGGTCGAGGCAGTTGCAATCGTTACGGTGGTGGCTGGGATGTTGGGCGTCACGACTCCGTTGACAAGCGCGGACCCGCTTGCCACCTGGAGCGTCATGGAAGCAGGGGAGGATGGAGTAACCGCTAGCCCTGTGATAACCCCCGCTTGAAAGGGCTGGGCCACTACGGCCCAGTCCGTGCTATCGGGAACCGCTTGGCCCGCATACGTCGGGGCACTTTCGATGTCGGGGATGTTGAACACTTGACGCTCCTTAGCTTGTCGTTATCGTAAGGATGTCTGGCGTGCTGACGCTGAGGCTGGCGTTGGTCGCTACCCACGTGTACCCACCTAGGCTTGTGGGAGCTGCGTCCGCTGCGGTGAGCCAGTTGTCCTGGCTGGTGACGGTGATTGCCATGACCGGGTAGCCGGTGGTAGGATCGGTGGTCTGCTCAATCTCAATGTAGGGAGCGTTCGGAGCTGTGTAGCTCACGGTTCCGACCGAATAGGCCCACGCGGATGGCTCATGCCCAGTCTCCACCACCTGCACGTAGAAGTAATAGGTCGTGCCGTTCTCAAGGAACACGTCGTTGGTGGCAAGGGAGAGCTGGGTGGCGTGCCCACCCACGAACCCACTTGCGAAGACGTAGGGCGGCTGGCCGGGCGTGAAGCCTGGGGCGCTGACCTGGGCCTGTGTGTAGATGCACACGTAGTAGCCAAGCTGCGATGCTCCCAAGGGGTACGTAGCAGTCCACGAGATAGTAGGGGTTGAAGTGCCAATGGTCCCTGATGGAGACATGATGGTGAGGTTGGGGGCGGCCTGGGCGTTGACCACGTTGTAGGGGCTGGGTGGGCTGGTGCCGTTTTGATCTTGTGTGATTACCGCCCACTGGTAGGTGTAGCCGTCCTGGAACGTTCCCGCTGGGAACGTTACGTACTGGTTGGACGACGCGTTGAACACTTGCGTGGACTGGAACGCATTCGTTGAGGCATTCCAGTACAAGGCTGTCGTTGATGAGTTGGTGAGCAGCAAGAAGGCGTAGGCAGTCTGCGTGCGCCCCGCCTGGGCAGGGTTGTACTGCCACTCGAACGTCACGGACCCCGAGAGGTCAAGGTACTCGCCGTTCGTGGGGTAAAGCAGGGTAGGAGCGTAGGGGGGCGGGTTGACCTGCCCACCGACGACGAGAACGCCTTCCATTACCGTGTCCTCTTCTTGGTGCGTACCGGCTTGTCGTACTCGGTCCTGAGCTGTTTCGCGTGGTGCTCCATCGCCTCACGGAGCTTGGGATCGAAGTGGCGCGCCAAGGGGTGGGCAAGCAGAGCCTGGGCAGTCCGAGGATGCAGGTAGGGCACGTGGTGAGGCCGGAGTGAAGTGAACTGCCCCCGAACGCTCATCCGCTCCTGGTTGATGTCGTCCCAGACCGAGGGATCGGCGTAAGTGTTGTGATAGCGATCCCAGGCGTGGCGAGCCTTGGAAGTTAGCTCCGTGTCCCACCATCCTCGATGGCAGGGAACGCAGAGCCACGGGGGTGTGTCGTGGTCGGCAGCGCCGACCACTATCAGGTTGCGTCCGCAGAGAGGGCACGTAGGAATGGGCTCCATCAGTACAACCTTCCTGCTCCCGCCCTCATTGACACTAGCACCTGGTTCGAGAACTCCGTGGCTGCATCCCCGATAGCCCGTCGTATGGCTCCGGGCTCCCCACCAGGCGCGTTGATGGTGAAGTGCGCCTCGATGTTCATGGTGATCCCTCCGCTGATCCCCCCAGCGGTCCGGCCCATGCTCATGGCCCCCGTGGTGAGAGCGGCTCGGCTGCGCCCCATGATCTGCGCAGATGCTCCGGTCATGGCAGTAATGGCATGGGTGGTGCCGTCGGTGATGCCCTGCGCCAAGCCCAGCATGAGGAAGTTGCCGACCTTGGCCATCTCTCGCGAAGGCGAGAAGATGCCGAATATCTTCTTGATCCCCCCGAGGATGGAGTGCCCGATGCTGGAGATGGCTTGGCCGATCCAACTGATCCCGCTCATCAGGCCGTGGACAAGGCCCTCCACGATCTGCTTGCCGACGTCCACCATCCTGCCCACCAGGCTGCCCAGGTCTTCAAGCTGGTCCGTGAACACGCTCACGAAGTCATGGAGCAGGTGTTTCCCCAGCTTGGGTATCTGGCTGAACCTGCCGGTGAAGATGTCAACGACCAGTTGCCACCCCGTTCGCCAGATGTCGGCGATGGTGTGCAGGTAGTTGCCGAAGACCGAGTAGATGTCGTGCCAGACCCTCACCACCAGGTTCGCGATGAAGTGCCATATCTTGATGGCCCAGCGCTTGACGGTCTTCCAGTGCGTGATGATGAGGATGGCGACCACCACGACGACGGCCAGGATGCCGAACATCATCGGCCCGAACATCTCGGACGACGTGACCATCTCGACGATGTTGCTGATCCAGGTCTTCGCCAGGTTGATGACGTTCGTGATGGCCGACGAGACAAAGGAGCCGATAGATTGGGCGACGTTCCCGATGGCAGAAACGAAACTGCTCATGAAGGCACGCACCTTGCTGAATGCATTCCCCACTTGGGAGGCAAAGTTTTTAGCCTGCTCTATCGCTTGAGGCAGTTGAGTAAACGCATCTTTGATGGTAGTGATGGTGCGTTTCAGCCCCTCAATCTTCTTGCCGATGTCAAGGTACGACACAAACCGCCTGATCGCGTAGATTGCAACGGCGGTTCCTGTGGCGAACCCGATGAAGCCCCGCGTGATGCTCCCAAGTGCCCCGTGCATCTGCGTCAGGTGGGAAACGAACCCAACGATCACTTTCAGGATCGGCACGACGGCTGCGGACACGGCCCCCTCAAGCGTCATGAAGCCAGTTGCTGCTGCCTCAAGAATGGGCATTAGGTCTACTAAGATTATTCCGATCTGCTTGAGCTGGGTTTCGTGGGCGCCGAACATGCGAGCTGCCGCCAGCTTGCCTGACGTGTGAAGCCACTGGGCTAGGCTTCCCAGGATTTGGGCCAGGATTTGGAGCACCGTTCCCCCTGCTCCCTGGAACACCTCAAACAGGGTTCCCAGCACCTTGAGCAGGTTCTTCACCACGTCCCACACGTCAAAGAAGTCGTTGACAAGCTCCCGGATGATATGGTGCCACTTCTCCATCGCAGACTTGGAGTTGTTGACGTGCGTGAAGAACTTCGCCAGGTAGGGCAGGAGCTTGCCTCCGAAGTTGGAGGCCACGTAGTTGACGGTCTTGGCGAACAGCTCAAACGCCTGGGTGCCCGCTTGAACGGCGTAAGGCAAGTTGCGCTGGAATATCCTCTCCAGGTTGGTGAAAATGCCGAGCCCACCCTGGGAGCCCTTGTTCTGCATCCACCCCTCGAAGGGGTTGAGCCCCTTCTGGATGATCCCCATGTTCTGGGCTGCGAACTTCCCGATCACGGGAAGCGCAGGCTCGGCGGCCTTGATGAGGCCGCCGATGATCTTGGCCCCCCCTGCCTCGGCAAGCCCCGTCACCCTGTCAAACAGGTTGCGGAACTGCAAGGCAAGCTGCGCAGTCTGGAGCACCGCTGGCCGGGCAGTGGCAGAAAAGCTGTTGAGCGTAGCGTTGAGCTGGGCTTGCGCTATCTGGGCCTGGTAGCTGTTCTTGCCGTAGACTTGGATGGCCTGGTTGAGATTGGTCAGGGCCTGGTAGGTGTTCTTGATGTCGCCAGCGGCTTGGCCGATCCCGGCCATGTCCGTGCCCATGCCAACAGCGCCGACCGTGGCGGCGCTGGCACCCAGGAGCGTCCCTCCACCTAGTAAGCCTGCTGCCGCCGCGCCAATCGTCCCCAGCCCCGTGGTCAAGAGACGTTCTGGCCCAAAACCTGCGAGTGCCCCAAGGGTTCCGAACTGGAACCCAGGGATCGCTCCGAGTAACCCCCCTCTCTTCTTTTTTTCTTTCTCGGTCATAGTGCCCAAGGCGTTCAGAAGGTTGTTGCCCTGGGAACCCCAGGAGCCGAACAGAGAACCGAACACGTTCCCCAGGAACCCGCCCAAGAACCCTCGGCTACCGGCTGCGGGAGCTTCCTCCGCAGGAGCGGCTTCCTTAGCGGCGGTTGCTTTCGCCGCCGTTGCCGCAGCCGCCCTAGCCTCAGCCAAGGTGGTGGCGAAGGGGCCGATGGGAGTCGTGAAGACGACCGGAACCTTGATGGGGTGAGCCTTAGCGTAAGCCTGAACGGTCTTGATGAAGGTCTTGAAGGCGGCTAGCCCTTCGGTGGCGCCGATGTCAATGGGAAGACGAATCGCCGTCGTGTCAACGCTGTCGCGGAAGGCTTGGATGGCTGACTTGGCAGCTTGGAGCTTTTCAAGCAGGTTGTCAACATCAAGCGTGATTTGCAGCTCGATAGGTGGGATGAAGGACTCGGGCATCTCACTGCACCTTGAGCGCGTAGGCTATGACGTTCTCTACTACCAGGTCACGCGCCTGATTCCGGACAATCTGGCTTGCGGTGATGAACCAGGGGGTGCCGTGCTGGACCACTACGCGCTTCTTCACCCACTTGCCGTGTACTTGGAACACCAGGTAGGGGCGCACGTTCGGGTGGATGGCCGTGGCCGAGGGCCAAGAGCGAATGCGGGCGTAGTTCAAGACCCGTCCTCCGGGGCCTGGCCGGATGGACTGCACGGTCGGGCCGACGATGGTTCCCCACTTGCCTGCCCCTAGCGGGGCAGGCTTTGTGAAGATGATGGACTTGCGCAGGTCCCCCGGTGGGTTGGTGGAGTTGCCAGGTGTGCCAACCGGGGCGGCGGCCTGCAAGGTAATCTTCGCTTCCGTGGCGATCTCGCCCAGCCAACGCGGGGCGCTCTTGATCGCCAACCGCTGCGCTCGCGTCAGGCCAGCTAGCGTCGGGCTTATCGGCCTGACCCTGATACGTAGCGGAACCGATACCATAGCTCCAGCTTACAGACGGCGTTCAGCGCGAGTGCTTGCGCTCGGCCTTGCGTACTTCCTGGTCAATGAGCTTCTCCTGAACCCGCGAGTCAATGGCCCCCATCTGGAGCATCCACCTGACCACTTCCGGCGGCTCGGCCAGGTACTCGTCATGCGTCAGGTGGAACATGGAGCGGTAGCGGTACTCCTGCCACCACACGAAGAACTCGGGGGGGATGAAGCGAAGTGCCCGCTCATCCTGATTGACTAGGAACGCCTCGAAGTAGATCGAGGCGCGGTAGGGTTTACGGCCTGCCCAGGTTCAGCCGGGGCATCAGGGGAGAAGTTGGGAAGCTGTCTCATCAGCTCGGGGTAGATGTCCTGAGCTACAGAGGCCAGGGGCACGAACACCTCGACGGGCAGATTGAGCAAGTCTTCCTCGCTCTGCGGAAGAGGCTCAGGCAGCGTCCACGACCGCAGGAACGTCAGAATGCTTACCGTGCGCAGTGACAACAGCGCCTCCGCTACGTCCTCGGAGAAGAGTCCCGGGTTCTGTGACTGGTCCAGTTGCAGGCTTGAGAGGCGCGCCATGACTCGCTCAAGGTCAAGCAGGTTCCGTTGCGTCAAGCCGTCGGTACTCAACGTCGCCGAGTGCCCCCCTGGGAGTTGCACTACCTTGGATCCCATGCTCGTCCTCCTTGCTACCTGCGCTAACTTGCGTCTTTCGGATCGCGCCACGAAGCTGCACCTAGCCTAGCGCGGAGGGCTACGAAGCGTAAGCGCTGGCTACCAGGTTGCCCACGCTCACCAGGATCGGCGACACCCCACCTGCAAGGGCATCCTGAGCCGTTGGGAGGAGCTGGAAGTCCACCTCGACCTCCACGTACTCGGACTGCCTGCTCAGCGAGCCTGTGGTGTACTGCATCTTGGAGCTGTGCAGGTGCAACGTGTCCCCGGACGCATTATCGAAGAGCATGATGTCAAGGGATGCCTGGCTGCCGTTCAGGTAGCTTGTCAGGAAGGGCGAGCCCGCTTGCTCGACGAAGGTCAGCTTGCCCGTGGACTGGAGTGGCCCAGCGAAGTAGGTGTAGTATTCCTCGGTTCCCGTGAGGGCCGGGATGGGCTGCACCCCTCGCTTCAAGTCGATCTCCCAGTTGACTACCACGTCGAGCTGCTGTCCCCCGATCAGGATGGTCGTCGTCCAGGGGGCAGGGGTTTGGGTGCCCGTGAAGCTGGTCGAGGGGGCTACCACGTTCGTCTGTGCGGGGTTGGCAAACCAGGTGCAGGTATAGTCCACGAGTGCCGACCCGGTGCCCTTGATAGTCAGCTCGTCAAGCTGACCCCCCGTGAGCAATCTCCACTCTTCGCCGTCGTAGTCCCAGATGGACACGGAGGGGGGCTGGTTGCCAGGGACTGAGCCGTTGTTGAGCAGGCTGAACGAGTGGGTGTTCAGGCCGGTTACTGCTGCCCCCGCAGCCTGGTTGTAGACCAAGGGAGTAGTGAGAGTGAGCGTGTAGGGGCCGGTGCCACTCACATTGGAAACCTGGTGTGACTCCAGGGTTGCTCCCGACCCGATCACGATGTAGCTGTTGGCCGGGATCGAGGCGGTCGTGGACACAGTGGTCGCGCCAGCGGTTGCAGGGCTTGCCAGCGTGGTAGAAGCGGGAGCTGCGGTAAAGTTGTCCGGCGAGCCCAGCTCGGCCATCAGGAACAGCGGGAAGCTGTCAAGGTACGGATAGCTGCTCCACCCGTGGGAGTCGTAGCGCATCCCCCGCACGTCGTTGTAGACCGCCACCATCGACCCCTGCATGGTGTCGTCAGGCAGGATGGTGAGCTTGGGTTCGTAGGCGGGTTGCTTGACCGGGATCATGTAGGTCGGTGCGCTTGGTGCAGTCCCCCGCGTGGCCTCTAGCGCTAGGCCCATGATTGATTGCGCAGAGGCGTATGCCGGGCCGTTGACGTTAGGCATCGCTAGGCTCCTTCACTTCGTCAGTATGCTTCTTACTCCGTGTCGGGACCGGGACCAGCCACGGATCATTGATTTCCTGGTCAAGCTCAACCGTCTCGCCCGGGTCGAGAACCAGGGTGCGCCCGTCCTTGCTGAGGAACAGCCAAGTGCGCTGGTACGGAGAAGCATTGACAAACTTCTTCATAGCGGCACCACCTCCGGTACGACGATCTGCTCCCATGCCTCAAACTGAACCTCACCCACAATGAAGACCGTAGTGCCTTGCTGATCCGTGAACGGTTCCGTCTGCTGGTGGACTACGCCTGCGGAATACTCGCCTGCCGACCAGATGGCGCTCGGGTTGGCGAAGACCGGAGAGTTGAGGGTGGGGTTGGCACGGATGAGGGGGACGATGGCGTCCACGATGGTGTCGTAGCTCTGCTGCGCAGTCAAAGGGTTTCCCGAGCGCGATGCGAAGAAGATCTCGATCACCACCGGATGGATGTTCATGTCGTAGTTGGCCGTCCGACCCGCAAGGGCGATGCGGTTGCGTCGATCCGGGCCGACCAGGTTCACCACCAGCACAGCCGCGTCGCCGGTGGTGTTGCCCGCGTAGGCGTTCGCAGCGTTGACCTCGTAGTCCTGCTCGAAGATGTAGGTGCGGCCCGGGTAGACCTGCCCAACCAGGGGAATGATCCCCTGGTTGACCGCGTAGGTCAGGAAGTCCGTGACAGCCTTGCGAACGATTGCCTGGCCCATTATCGCAGGTACACCCTTCGGTACGGCGCGATCAGCTTCATTGCGTAGTGGAAGTCCCCTAGCACGCCAGCCAACCCCATCGCTTCCTCGCCGGGGCGAGCCCCCGGCGTCATGGGAAGCGTCATGGCGCGGTAGCCCTGCGTCTTGAGCAGGACGTTGGTGAGCAGGATGGTCGCTTCCTCAATGGAGTACGGGATGGCGGTCACGGGGATGAAATCAGGCCAGCCAGGGACCGCATGGGAGAACTGCAAGGGGGATTGCAAGATGAGGATGTTGCCCTGCACCTGCGTCACCACCACACTCTCCGTGTTCGCTCCGTCACGGATGTACAGCTCCATCGGCACGGTGAAGGCATCGAGGCCGACCACCTCGGAGTTGCCAAGGTCGGTGTAAGCCACCTGGATCGTCGTCGCACCCGCAGTTGCGTTGGCGGTCAGGTAGGTGTGCGGGAACCCGGCAACGTACTGCACGGTCATGTACACGTCGCCGTTGGTCTGGGCAACGTTCCATTGCCAGGCGGTGGGGGCGAAGGGGCCGGTCACGTTGATGGGGAAACCTGCGGGCAAGTGAATGAGCACGTCGTCGATGGAGATCATCTCTGCGAACGACGGGGAGATGTCGGCCTGCTGCCCCGGCGTTGGCCCAAGGGCAACGCCGAGAACTTCGAGTACCGGCTTCACATTGGCGATGAAGTCGATGTTGCCAAGCGGCTTGATCTTGGTCCAGGCCGACTCGGTGCGCACGTGGGCAGCGAGGGACGCTACCTCCCCAAAGAAGCACTCGTCGTCGATCCACGTCGAGGCTCGGTGGAGCACCTGGGCCAAGGACGCAATGTTGGTAGAACCGTTCGGGTTGGCCCCCTGCACAAGCAGGCTGGTGGCTAAGCCCGTAGGAGCGAACTGGTACTCACCAGGCGAGATGTAAGGGAGCTGCCGCTTCCACGTGACCGCAGGGGTGGTGACTACGGGGGTACTGAAGCGCTGCGGCACATACGGCATGGCTAGGTAGCCCGCTTCCTCGTCGTGGTGGTGCGCTTGCGTGCTGGAGCCTCTGGCTCGGCGCTGGCCTCGGGCTTAGCGCTTGTCTCGATGATGGGAAGGTTGGTAACTGGAGCAGGCCCCCTGAACCATCGTCCCCCTGCCACGTCATGGGTCAGCAGGAACTCTGCCAGGTCTTCAGGCACCCCGTAAAAGGTTCCCGCGCTGTCGGCTTTGTAGGTGTGGCCGTTGTAGGTAACGGCCTGGAGAGGCGAAGGGGAGAACACTTCCTGTAGGCGCGTCACTACGCGCCCGTCAGGGAGCGTAAGAGGGAACTCGCCGATAGTGACCAGTCGGTGGTGAACCGCTGCCATGTGTCCTCCCCTTGCCTCATGTCGCGGGTCAGGCGACGTTTGCGACCACGGCCTGGGCCACGGGTGCCCGGTTGACCAGCGTCTCCATCGACCTGATCTCAAAGTCGTACCGGGGGCCGCCGCCCAAGGTACCGGGCTGGTAGTTGGCCGCGTAGTCGAACCGCATGGTGTCGTACTGGCACCTCACCTCAAACACCGTTCCGATGTTCGAGCCTGGGAACGGCACGCGGTCGGTGCGGGCGATGATCGTCCCCGGCGGGACGTGAGGATGAACCTCAATCATCACCGGCACACCACCCGCAGCCCTGTTGATGTACCGCCCGATGTAGCCGCCACCGGCCAGGTTGGTCCTAGCGTCAGCGTCAGTCGGGGGCAGGAAGGTCAGGGCTGCCGACGTGGACAGGATCAGCTCAGAGATTTCCTGCGCCTGGTAGCTGTTCACCATGTACGCCGTAGGAGAGAGCTGGACGTTATTCCAGATCGCCTCGTTGATGGTGTCCAGGACGTTGATCCCCGATCCCTGGAGCTGAAGCGGCTGCCCACCACCGTCAATGAACACTGCACCGGAAGGCGTGCCCTGACCTGGCGTGACGGCACCCAACGCCCCGTAGTCGCCCAGCGTCGAGGCAATCACTCCGTTGTAGTAGTTGCTCCCGCTGTAGGACGTGTCGGTGGTAGGAGGCATGCCGTTGCCCGGAACCGGCGGCTGCGCCAATGGGTTGACTCCCTCACCTGGAGCAAGCTGGCTAATCAGCGGCAGGTTCGGGAGGGGCTGCGCCGCAGTAGGGATTGACGTGATGGTCACGGTGCCGAGCGTGGTGGTGGTGTAGTAGTACATGCTCGTCGCCGAGCTGCCCACGTACACGTCGTAGGCCACCGCGCCCTTGACCGCAGCCCAGGTTGCCGTCACGGAGTTGTTGGCCCCGGTTCCGGTAGCGACCGAGACTGCACCACTGGCCGGGCCTGAACCGCCCCAGTAGTAGTTGACGCCGGAACGCGGAGCCACGGCCACGTAGGCGGTCGTCGAGGCCGGGATGCTCCCACCGCTACCCGTGGACAACGTGATCGTTCCCATCGGGGGCAACGGCCATGCCTGGCCGTTGATGATGGCGATGTCCTGGCCGATGAAAAGTTGGTTGAGCGTCTGAAGCTCGGCCTGCGCCAGCGCGTCCGTGTAGTTGCGGGCGATGGCGATGGCATCCAGCGTCACCCGACCGGCGTATGCCAGCGGAACGTACTTGGCGTATACGTCCTGCTCTTTCAGGAGCGCCAAAGCACCTGCGTAGTCGGGACCGACCGCAGGGGCGGGCTGGGACGAGTTGGCATTCAGCCAGGTACGCCACAAGGCCACTTGGCTACCCTCACCCGCGATCACACGGGGGAAGGCAGAAGTGTTATTCCTCGCCGGAACGTTGACGGGGACAAGGGACGTGTAAGGTCCCAGGTCAACGCCCTGAACGCCGGTCGAGTAGTACAGACCAGCAGTTTGGGCCTTCTTGACGATCTCCATCGTCTCCTGGGTCAGGAGATCGAGGTTCGTGCTAGGCATTTAGATTTCTCCTTTCAAATGCCCCAACTTGAGCCGTTGCAGCGTTAGATCACGGCTGATCTGGTCACGCATGACCGGATCGTTGGTAGCTGCGAGCTTGGCTTCCAGCTCCTGTGCCTTCGCCAGAACCGTTGCAAACTCGTCTCCCGCCTGTGCCCCGGACGCCTTGCTGAGATCAACCCCAGCCCGCAGCGTTCCGTCTAGCACTGGCCCACCGGAGCGCGGTAGTCCCTCAACGGCCTTCTGGAGCTTCTTGAGCTGCTTCGCCAAAGCCTTCTTGCTCTTTGCGATGTACTGCGGATCGACGTGCTCAGCCATCGACTCCAGGTCGTCCGCATCCTTCTCGCCCGTCACCTCGCGCTCCATCTGAGCGCCGGAGATGTTGCCGCCGTTGTTGGCAGCGTTGGCGGGCATCTGCTCGCGCATCCCCTTGAGCTTCTTCGCAAGGGCCTTGTTCTTCTTGCGGAGCTTCTTCATCTTCTTCTTGAGCTTCGCAGTCTGCTCGTCTGCCCTCTCCTTCACCAACTGGGCGAACTGCGCCTCGTCCAGGGTGACGACGTTCTCGTCCATCCTTACCCCTCCTGACTTCATCAGGGTACTTACTGCCTTTATAGCGCGCTCTTCGGCTTCCTGGGACTCGTGCTGCGACAAGTCCATCAGCGCTGTGAGCGCACTGGCGAGCGAGTCCTTGGCCCCGCTCAACTCGGCGGCGTCTGCCCAGTCTCCCTCATGGCCTGCCTTCGCTTCGGCAACCTCACGTTGCCGAAGGGCATGAACGGCTTCCATGATTGCAACGATACCCTGAGCCGCCCGCTGTAGCGACGCCGCGTCTTGACGTTCCCATGCAGGGCTTCCCACGTTCTCGGAACCGTTCTCTACTGCATTGGGCACCACCTTGATCGAGGAAGCCTTCGCGATCCGCACCTTCTCCGGCTTCTGCGGAGGCCACAACAGAGGCCGCTTGTGGTCGTTGATCTTGACCTCGGCGGGGATGCGGTACAGCGTACGGCCGCCCTCAAAGAACGACGGATCGGGAGTGCTGTCGATCAGCCCTGCGGTTTCCGGCCCCTTGAGCCCCGACTTGCCCGACTCGAACGCCCCTCTTACCTTCGGGGTCTTGAGCGAGAACGACGGGACACCAGGAGATTTGCGCACCTTGCCCTTCTTGCTCTTCTTCTCCCCCATGTTCTCAAGCCCTTCGCTGGACACGTCGATATGGAACCGGCGGGCTGCGGCAAGCACCTTGCGGCGCGCCTTGGCCTTGGCCTCGGGGGAGTCAAACTGGGTCTGATTGAAGCGGGCGATGGCATTGCGCGTGTGCGATGGATCGTTGACGGGCAGCTTGCGCTTGCCCGACGACGAGATGTAGGCAAAGTCGGAGTCTGGCAACGCATTGCGCTCCTTGGCCCGGAGCTTCGCCTTCTCGATCACGTCCTTCGGGAAAGCGTTCAGGTACTCCTGCATCCGTAGCAACACGTCCTCGGTGAGGGTGTTGGCCTGGGCCATGTCTTCAAGGGAAGCCAGAACGCCAGCGGCCTTCGTCACCATCTCTTCGATAGCGTCTGCCTCGGAGCTGTCGGTATCAGCAGCGTGTTGCTTTTCGTCCTCATGTTCCTCGGTGTCTTCTGCCTTGATGAGCAGGAACGGGGTTCCGTTGGCCGGAACCTGCACACCGGACACGCGGGTGGGGTCGAGCTTCTCGATCTCGGTCAGCTCGTCCAGGTTGTCGTCCACTTGCTACCTCCTAAGTGCAGCCAAGGTTTCGGGGGCGGGGCGGCGACGCTTCGCCGTCCCCTCGGGGGACCACCCTCGGATCACCCCTGCCTTTACCCACGGCCACGTCAACTCGTCCCAGATCACGCCCAACAGCCAGTCCCCGTTGCGGATCGTCACCTGTGACTTGTCCACGGGGCTCTTGACCGTCCAGTCCGGCCCCCGGTAGATGTAGCTCTCCACAACGGTGGCGTGGCCTGTGGTGCCGTCTTGGTGGTGGATGTTGATCTCCCTATGCTGTGCCATCCATTCCCACGCGGCCTGTTCTAGCACTTCGGGAGTTACGAAATCGCGATAGCCATCAGAAGCCTTGCCTACGTCAGGCCTCAAGGCAGGGTAGGCCAAGCCAAGCGTGTAACGCTTCTCGTCGGCTGCCTTGGCAACCCGTACTCGGATGTTCTGCTTGACCGCCCGCGCAGGGTCCTGCTTTTCGGAACCCGAGGCCAAGCCATTAAGGATGTTGCGGGCAGCATCGGCCAGGGTGAGATGAGCCGCCGCCGCAGCCGAGGCAAGGTCAATCAGGGTGATGTGCCGCGAGTCCCCGTGCCGGTCCTCGGGACGTCCACACCCGCAGCTCAGGCACATTAGGTTTGCCTCGCCAGTACGCGCATTGCCATCAAGCCCGCCTTCTGTGCTGCCTTGCAGTTTCCCTTGTCATTATCTACTAGCACGTGCGCTCCAACCTGGCGCATGTATTCGACCTTCTGTCGGGCTACGTCGTTGTCGGGCTGAGCGACGACGGCGAGCTTGTCGTAGCAGTGGGCCACGTTGAGGGCCTGGAGTAATGCTTGCTTGTCGCGGATCACGCTGTTCGTCACCTGCTCGCCCTTCCAACCGGAAAGAACATGGACTTCGTGCCCGTCGGCTCTGAGGGCGCACATGAGGGCACGGCAGTAGGACGGCCACTCGGTGATCGTTCCGTCTAGATCGAAGCACCAGATCATTGTCCGTCCTCGCTGACAGGTCGCACCACGATACTGCACCGGCAGTTGGGGTGGACTGGCGGCGATCCATTGGGCCAGTCCTCGGAAGGCGTGATGGGGGACGCGGCGGCGTTCTCCAGGCATCGGTCACATGCCCCTGGCATGTGAACCCACACCAGCTCCACGTCTTGTGACGTGGACTCGGCCTGCCTGCGCTTGGCCGCGTTGTACGCCCGCATCCACTCAGTCTTGATGATCTCCACGGCCCGGGCCTTGGAGCGGATGGTGCGGGCCACGTCTGCCAGGATGTCGGTGAACGACTTCTTCTCCGTGATGTCGCGGTCGATCACCAGCAGGACGCGCTTGAGCAGGGACTGGGCGATCTCATTGGCCCACTGGTCGGCCAGGTTCTCGTAGTATTCCTTAGCTTCGTAGGGATCGGTGTTCGCTGCTTGGGCAGCATCCGCGTAGATGTCGGCCAGGGTGCGCTTCAACAGGGCGGTGTTCAGGTAGGAGCCCCAGAGGATCGAGGCTGCACCTGCGATCATGCCTGCGGAGTGCAGCAGTCCTCCCATGGCAGGAGGGATGGTGCTCATGCCCGCCACCCCTGGGGCAGCGCCGAGCGCTGCTCCCCCTGCCATGATCGCCGCGTTGTGCCTACGGACAGTCTGAGTCGAGGGCTGGTTTGGCATCGTGACGGTCTGCTTGCGTACCGGGTTCGCGGCCCGCCGGATGGTTCTGCGGATGGCACTCTGCGACAAGACGCTCTCCATCGCTGCTATTACACGATCCAGGTAGTCGTCAACAGGAATCGCTTCAGACTTGAGCAGAGGATCGATGAGGGCTAGCTGTTCCTGGAGCTTGTCTCGTACCTCGGGGTCCGTCAGGTCTTCCAAGTCCCACCACCCGACGTTTGATACCTCGTCGGGTTGCGGACGAAGCGTCAGGTCGGCCTCGTGAGGGATACGCACGACAAAGCCCTGGTAGCCAGCGTCTTCGTCATACCAGGAGCCAAGCGGCTCAATGTCGGCGGGGAGCTGAGCGCCAGTCTCTTCGCTCCACTCCCGTAGGGCTCCATCCCAAGCCGTGGGATCGGGATCGCCCCCGTCTTTGCCGTTGCCGTCAATGTGGCCGCCCGGCAGCTCCCACCTAGCCCGTGCGGAGTCGTCGTCGTGCTTGTCGGGGAGGCGCTGGATGAGCAGGACGCGGCCCGTGTCAGCCGCTTGGACGAGAATGCCAGCCAAGGAGGGCTTGTCGTCTTCCTTGGTGAGCCTGCCTAGAGGGTCAATGAATGCCTCGCGCACTTCCTCCACGGTCCGCGCTTTGGCAAGGCGCGGCCAGATGGCATTGTGGAGAACAGGCAGGATGTCGGGGAAGTCCTTGGTGGGCCGACCATCCTTGACGCGCTTGATGTTGACACGTCGCCACAACGCCATGTCCTGGAGGGCCTTGGTTGCGATGTCGAAGGCATCGCGCCTCTCTACTTCGTTCATGTGTTCGCGCAAGCGCTCCTGGAACTGCTTGTTGCCCTGTTCCTCGGCGGCCTCGTCTGCCTCGTCCTCATCGCCGATCAAGTCCACCCCCTGCATGTTCGTGTCGTAGCTCATGCCGAACGTGCCGGTCTGGACTTCCTTGCGGGCTCCCTTCGTCTTGGTCTTGGGCTTCGGCTTTGGCCCGGAACCCCCTGGGTCATCGTCAGGGTCGATGGGCTCGGGAGCGACGTAGTGGGTAGACACGGTGCCGTCTGCCTGCACCACGGCATGGGGAGCCTGGTCGGACGTGTTGGCAATAATCAAGTTGTCTTGCAACGCAGCGGTGGCGTTCTCGGCTGCTCGAGCTGCTTTGGAGCCGATCACCGGAGCTACGCCCGGGGCAGCGACGAAGGGATGGGGCGGGACAGGCTGATCCTTGGCGGGGCCGAACGTGGTGGGGTCAACCTTGCCTGCCAGGGACTCCAGGGCGAGCAAGGGGATCGGGCCTGTTCTTGAGTTGTTGACGGCCCTTGGCGTTGGCCGCTCGCGGGAGACTCGATACCCGAGCTGCATCCGCACCTCGTCCGGGCTGATCACGCCTGTGTCGATCAGTATCTTGTTGGCCTGGGCGATCTCCAAGCGATGCTGAGTGCCTTGGCCCGTGTCGAACTGGATACGCGCCTTGAGCTTGAGGTGATGGGCGATGAAGGCGTTGATAACGTCCTCGACGTGGCGCACGATAGGCAACGTGCCGATACGAAACTGCACGTCAACCTGGATTTCGCCAGTGGAGCGGTTCACGTCGTCGGTGAAGCCCAGGTCGTTGGGAACCACCCCGAACGCTGCTGCGGTGCAGCGCATCAGGTACAGGGGAAACTCGGGGTCGAACTTCTGCTCCTTGATGGCCGTGAACCGGGCTCCTGCCGGAACCCAGCGGACCTGATGGAGTTTTGACTGGTCGCCGTACATGACGGCATCCCAGACCTTCTGCCATTCCCTGATCTGGGCGGGGTCACTCTGGTCCGGCGGGGCTTCCATGAAGCCCGCCGGGATGGTGCCTTCCGTGAAATACTGGAGAAAGAACCATTGGAACCGAATATCCGTGTTGGCCTGGAGCAAGACGGCTTCCATCGGGGCTAGGCCGTACTGAGACTCGGGCAAGGGGTTGAGGCGCTGGTAGATGATGTCGTCCTTTGCCAGCCACACCCACGGCATCCCCTCGATGACCTGCAAGTAGGCAGGCACGGTCTTGCCGTCCCACTGACCACCCAGCTCACGTATCTTGGTGGCGGTTTCGCTGGTGGGTTGGTCGGTAGGGGTGCGGCCCCAGAAGTCCACCAGGGGAATGATGGTCGTGCCGTCCACCACTTCCAAGGCCACGGGCTGCCCCTTGTAGCCCCTGCGGATGTAGAGGGTTCCGGCGTCGTAGCGCAGTACGTCTTGCAGGTACTCGGCTAGCCAGGTGCGGAAGGGGTTCACGCCATCGGGGTAGCGGAAGAACCGCTCGGCTGCCTCAATGTCGTCGGACGCATCCTCTAGTACGTTCTGCGGGGGGACAAACTGGTAGTCCAAGGAACGCACGTCGTTGATGAGGTGGCGCACCGCGATCTGCGCTGCGTAGTACGAGTCGATGATGGACTTGAGGGTGGTGAAGCTGATCCGGTTCCAGCGCGGGACAAGCTGGATGTTCTCGCCGATGGCGTAGTCCCAGGTACGCGGCTCGCGCCGGTAGCCGTAGAACGGATCGAGCGGACGACCAGGCGGGAACGGAGGCCCCCATGACAGGCCGGCTTCCGCAAGGGCCGCCTCGACTTCCTCGGGAGCACGGGAGAAGTTGGCGGCGAGCTTCTGGCTCAGGCGGTTGATGAGCGCCCAGTTGGTGTTGCCCTGATTGGACCAGGAAGTCTTGGGGGCCGTGTTGACCGCCGTGTTCTGGAACAGCCCGTAGGGACCGGCCTTCTCCAAAAGGCCGTCGGCCTTGGTCAGAAGGGTTTCGCGGTCAATGTCCGCAGCCATGACCGCCGCTGCGACAGCCTCGACAGCCTTGCGAAAGGCCACGTCGTCGTTGGCCTCAGTCTTGCGCCTGCGCCTAAAGAGTGGCATCGAGTGTTTCCTTCGGCAAGTGCTCGTCAGGGGTCAGGCCGCAATGCACGCATTGCCCCGCGAAGTACCGTGGCTGGCGACACTCGCTTGAGGGCAGCGCACCAGCCGCAAGCAGTCCTTGGGGGTCTATGCGGTTCCAGTTGCGAAGTACGGAAGCATGTTCATATTCCGCTGGGGCCTCAGCAAGGTCCTGCTGTAATGCGATCATCCATGCCTCCCCGAGCGGTAGTGACCTACCCCCGACCAACGTCGCTGCTGCTATTCCTAGCGCAACCGCCTGGTCGTCGTGCTTGTCTGCGTCGTGGTCGAACCTGATCCCCCCGTTCGGCGTCTCCTTGAGCCTGACCGTCAGTAGCTCCGTCTCCAGATCACGTATATCAGGCACCGTAATACGTCGGTTGTGAAACGCTCGCACCAAGGCATGGGCTATCTCACTCACAGAGGACGCGGTGAAGGGGAACTCTTCGATCCTGAACCCTGCGGCCCTGAGCTTCTGGATCGAGCCAGCCATCTGGTAGGGGTCGGCCAGGATGCGGGCGTGGTACTCCCGGGCCAGGGCCATCAGGCGCTCTTCTACCCAGGCCACGGGGACGTGTTTCTTGCGGGAACCTACGTAGCGCTCCAGGTGGTCCACGATCATGACCGTGTTGGACTCGCCAGGCGTGCCGGTCCACTCCTTGTGAGCCACGACTATGACCGTGGCGTCGGCCTTGAGTCCCAGGTCAATGGTGATAATGTAGGACTGGAGGGGGTCATGATGATTGACACGCCATCCGCCACCAGCAATACCGGCTGGAGCCCGAACTACGTGGTGACATGGAACAGCGGCTACAGCCCAATCCTCTGGAGTAATGGCATGGTCCTCACCTTCGGTCCAGAGATTGAGAACCAGACGATCATACTCCGATGGGAGCAGTTCGCGCCGAAGGGCCTCTAGGTCGGCGGGGGACTGCCAGGGTACTGGTCCTGGAGCCTCCGATACCCGCCACATGGGGTCCCTCTTGGCGCGCTCGTAGATGGGGTACGTCCAGTGGCTTTTTT